GCCTTCTTTGTAGTAAATGTTTGCCGTTGGAAATGTATGTCTGAGCGAAGCAAGGAATTGACGGATTGAATATAGTTCGTCTTTGAATTTACGCTTACGCGGATCCTTGACGAAGTCGCTAATCATGTGACAATCCAAAGCGTCGCCGTTCAAGATGATTGAATCACACCCCTGTTTTATTCCTTCGTTTATCGCGCACTCAATAGCTTCGTTGTCTTGATATGGAAAGTGCAAATCGCAAAGAATCAAAAACTTCGTTCCCTTGACTTCAACGTGTCTGCGTTTTTTAGCGTACGACTTAGGAAGTGCAAATGGATTAAGTGGTCGTGTTTTTTCTTCGAACAATTTTTTATCTATTGTTGTTTTTCTTTTGTGGTCGCCACTCTTTCCACGAATGACACGAATCAACGAACGAGCGTGTTCGACATCTCTGTATACTTCAGGATATTCAGCAAACAACTTTTTCGCTAACGTGAGCGAAGGAGTTTCTGAAAATTTACTACATATCTCCGCTGCTATCTGTCGTGCTGTCGTTAGTTCCCTTGTCATTTGCTTTTGATTTAGTAAACTTTTCAATCACAGTGCCACCGAACATTCCACCTGTCAACAATGCGAGCGTGTCGTACATTGCAATTGGACAAACATAATGCGTAAAAGTAGCAACATAACTAAAAACGATTAGGTTAATGACAACAAATATAGCAATAACACGCTTACTTGAAACCTTCGAGCAATTACTTAACATCGAAACCAACCACTCCTTCATAAAACTTTGACAATGAACTGAACGATTAACCCACCAATGACACCTGCGGCGGTTGCAATACCACTCAATCGAGCAACCTGCAAGCGTTGGTTCTGAATATACTTGTCGTGCTTCTGAACCTTGCTTACAAGACCTTCAATTTTCATTTGGTCGTCACCGATTAACACGTTGTAAATTCGGTCAATCTTCTTATCCATGCCCTGCAATTGTTCGTGTATCAAAGTAATTTCGTTTTCTGTATTCACGTTAAAATATAATTTTCGTTACGCTTTAAAATATAATTGTATCTCAGCTTCACGACGACGAACCAAACCTTTCAAAACAACACCACCGCCCTTGTTCCATAAACGAAATGAATCGGCTATGGTTGCGTCGTTAGGATTGATGTTTAGTTTCTTGAATACAGACGAACGTTTGAAGCCACCTGTTCCGATGTTGTACGCAAGTGAAACACATGCGCTAAATTGGTTTTCAGTTAGTGGTTTCAAAATGAACGGAGCAATTGAAACGGCGAACTGGTCAATGATAAACTTCGCTAATTCGTCCGCACGTTGTTGCGTGATTACGTCGCCTTCTTTCACCTTATCTCCGTTCTCGTAGAAAGTGTTTCCGAAGCCAATAGTCCATACGTTAGCAGGACACTTATAAGCCTTCAATCGACAACCTTCAAACTTCTTTATTAGTGCGTAACCTTCTGCGTTAACTTTCATTCGACAACTTCTTTATTTGTTTTTCTTTTCTTACTAAATACTTACGAAACTTTTCTTCGTAAATCTTTTGCTTAACCATGTCTTTCTTTCTGCCCCTTGTAGCCATGTTTTATTTTTTAGTTATCTAATCCATCCTAAACCTGGTCTTCTGTATTCGTACGGCATACGGTCGCGTCCACTTGAAATCTCGAAAGCGTTCGACGGATATACATTTGTTTGCGACCAAATTTGATTTGTTGTGTTCGTTGTGTACTCTGGAAAGTCGCTTGAGTTCTGACACAAAAAGTCAACCATTCGTTGCGTGTAAAACATAGCTTGTTGACGCGCTTGGTCGCGGTAGTTCTGTAAGTCGGTTTGGCTGATTGGTGTAGTGTCTTCGCTTGTGCGAATAACAAGACTTCCGTTATCCGTTTTAACGTACAAATGAGGCAAGACTTCGTACATCGTCCACCACATAATCATTCTACGCAAGTAATTGTCCAGAAGGGTTGCGTATGCGCCTGTAATGTCGTCGTTTACAACATCTTCTTTGATGCGATTGTAAAGGTCAGTTCCAAGATACAATTGTGCGTACTTGTCCTGCGCTAAATAGATAGCAGGATAAAGAAGTAACGGATCAACCGAGCCGTTAATCCAACTATATTTCTTGATGTAATTCTCGTCTATTAAAAGAACTTCGGGTTGTAGTGCCATTTTTTATGCGTTTTTTAGTGAACCTCTGTTTGGTGTGTCGTTTGGTCTTATTGATTCTACTCCTTTTGGAAATAGTTCGTTTGGTATTGCACCTGTCACAACTTTGTCGTTTTTCAATCCGTCGTTTGGAAGGAATCTTCCACCTTCCCTTTTACGGAAAAATATCTTTCTGAAGAAAGCGTGGCGGCAGTAGACTCCGCCCTTCCATTCCCAGATACTATAATTTGAACTACCGCTTGGAGCGAACTCTCCGTTTACCCCTACATCACCCATTTTTATAATATCTTCGTAACGGAATAACGCTCCCGACTTTGATAGTGCAACCATTTCTTGACAAAAGTCACGCGTCACCATTTCACCTTCTTTATAGGTTAAATTCTTTGAATAATAGTAACGTACTTTATAAAGACCAGTATCGAGTGAATCACTTCTTTTGTCGGGGTTGTCGTAACCGCGAACACTCATAAATTCAGTGCGGTAGTTTTCTTCGCCTTCTGGATTGGTTACTTCTTCGTCAGAAATCAACTCCCATTCTTCTTCGTTGATGTATTCGGCTTTCTCTTTAAGATAAGCCAACCATAACGCGCTGTCTTCTGCGCTTATTTTAACATCCGCATCCTTTGACTTCTTCGCAACTACTTTTTTTTTTTGAGCGGACAATTTAGCCACCGCGTCACCACTTGTTTGAAACATTGACTTAGCAACCTCAACATCCAGACCTAAGAATTGAACCAAGAAAACAATTGCTTGTTCTTGCGTTAATGTTCCTGTTCCAACACTTGCAACAATATCTAAAGCGGAAGCGATTTGCGCTCCGTTGTAAGTTACATCACTCACCTTTTCGGTTATTGCTATTGGTGTTTCTGTTACATCTGTTGAAGGTATGTCTATAACGTCAATAGGCGCGTTAGAATCGATTGCAACACCGTCGTCGAATACTGAGTTCATTTGTATATTAACATCGCCTAGAATCGGTGTAAAGACTTCTTCGATTATTCTTTGGTATGGACGAATAACTTGCGTGTTAAATATCTCTAAACCAACAATCATTTCGTCTTTGTTACTTCCGAAACCATTTGCGTCGCGTATGCCGTGAATAAGTGGTGAAACAACGCGGTGTCCTACCATGATTTGCTTCGCTGTTTCTTCTGATAAAAATTGATATTGCTTGTCTGCGTCCGACAAAGGAAACGATTCTATTTGTGGAGCGCGTGCAGGATCTTCATTAAATGTCATTAAGAATTTACCAGCGTTACTTGCACCGCTCAATCTTGTTTCCCACTCGCGACGTATTGCCTCACGTTCTTCTTTCTGCGGAATACCATTCAAGAAGTTAATAATGAATGAAGGGAATAAACCGTTCAAGATATTGTTGACGTGGTACATTCCCATTTGATAGCTCAACTCAACGTAATTCAACGCCCCAAAGTAGTCAGGTTTCGCGTAGTACGAAGAACCAGCCATCATTCCGTGCGCGTAAATAACTTGTCTTGGTTGTTCTTGCGCGATTGAAGGATTGAACGCAGGAATAAATTCGGGTTTACCCTTTTTGCTTCGTGTGTTCGCCCAATCTTTGGAGTAGAAAATTCCTGTAATATCGTCTTCGTCTTTGTCGTATGCAAGTCTGCAATTCTCAAAAGGCAAGTGGTTGATTTGTACAATGCGAGTAAAGTCCAACGACCATATTACTTCAGCACAAAATGAACCTTGTAATTTTAAGTCGAACGCGATACCTTGCAATGCGTTGTCGAGAATCGTACCGGTACCTTTGCCTTCAATCATGTAAGCAATTGAGTTCGTCAATGCGTTATGAATAGGACTGTTGTAATAAAGCGTGATTAGGTGCTGCGGAAATAAGTTGTTCTGTCCGTAGTTTATGTAACCCGCCCGATTCTCCGTTTCAATTGCTTCAACTGGTTCGTATGCTGATAAGTTTATTGCTTGTATGTTGCTCATATTATGCCCCTGTATAAATTACATCGACAGGAATTGTCGGTGTTGAAACATCAAAGAAAATAGTTCCGTCTTGTAAAATCATTAAACTCTTTTCAATCAAGCCAAGAACGGCGGCGTTGGTTGGGTCTATATTGCTGCTGCTGTTTTGTCCGTATACTTCGTAATGATAACGACCTGCATCGACCAAACCAACGGTGGTAAGTCTTATTTTTGTTACGCGTTCGTTCTCGGTTATTACTTCGACGACTTGCGCTAGTTCTTCACCCGTCATTTCGTATGTCATAACGAGCAGGTAGTGAGTAAAGGCAACGTTGAAATAGGCACGTCCTTCGTCTAACGAAAGATACGCATATTGATTCGCTGTGTTTGTGTTTAGGTATACCATTCCCCTTTTCCTTTACGTTAAAATTACATCACAGAGGAGCGCGTTGCTCCTCTATGTGTAAAAGTTTTTTTATTACGATATCACAGAAGAAGGCGCCCCGTTCAATTTGTAAGCGCGCTTTGCAGCTTCGTGAACGAAGGCCAAAGTGTAGCCATTCATGTCACCTAAAACCGTTCCCGTTCCTGCTGTTGAAGTAGAAAGGTCTGCTCCGTACTCATAGCCAACAGCCCACCAATTGCCGTTAGTGTCTTCAACGAAAACAATCACGCGAGCTTGCGCCACGTTTTGCAATTCAAGACGC